TCCTCTATCCGCTGGCGCTGGGCCTCGACGCCGGCATCGCCCCCGAATTCTCCACCAGCATCGCGGTCACCGCATCGGGCTTCGAAAAGCGCAACAGCCTGTGGTCCGACGCGCGCCTGCGTTTCGATGTCGGCCCCGGCGTGCGGTCCGACGCGGAACTGGGCACGCTGATCGCCTTCTTCCGCGCCCGGCGCGGCGCGGCGCGCGGGTTCCGGCTGCGCGATCCGTCGGATTTCAGCTCCAACGGCATGACCGGCACGCCGACCGCCGCCGATCAGTTGCTGGGCGCCGGCGACGGTGCGCGCACCGCCTTTGCGCTGGTCAAACGCTATGGCGGGGGAGAGGACGCGCAAGTGCGCCGCGTGACCCGGCCGCGCTTCGACACGCTGCTGGTCAGCGTCGGCGGGGTGGTCGCGCCGACCGGCTGGACGCTGGCGGAGGGCGGCACGCTGACGTTCGACACCGCTCCCGCGGCAGGCAAGGCGGTGCGCGCCGGCTTCCTGTTCGACGTGCCGGTGCGCTTCGCCGAAGACCGCCTCGACATCTCCGGCGCCGCCTTCGCGGCGGGCGAGGCGCCGAGCGTGCCGGTGGTCGAAATCAGGGAAGCGGCATGAGCCGGGTCTGGTTTTCCGGCCCGCTGGAAACGGTCGCCACCTTCTGGCGGGTGCTGCGCCGGGACGGGGTGGCGCTGGGCTTCACCACGCACGACCGCGACTTGTGGTTCGGCGGCGTGCTGCACCGCGCCGCGCCGGGCATGCTCCCCTCGGCGATCCGCCGCAGCGCCGGCTTCGAACCCGACAGCGCCGAAGTGCAGGGCGCGCTGACGCACGAGGCCATTTCGGCGCGCGACCTGTCCGCCGGCCGGTTCGACGGCGCGGCGGTGCGGATCGGGGTGGTGGACTGGGATGTGGTGGACGGGCAGGACGGCGCGCACGAGACGCTCTATGCCGGAACGATGGGCGGCGTGGTCGAAGAGGACGGCCGCTTCACCGCCGACCTAACCTCGCGCAAGGCTCAGCTGCTGCGCGATCCGATACCGCGCACCAGCCCGGCCTGCCGCGCGCCCTTCGCCGGGCCGGGCTGCGACCTCTCGCCGGTGCGCTTCACGCACGAGGCCACGCTGACGAGCGTCGACGCCGACACCAACGCGGTGACGCTGGTCATGGCCGCCGCGCCGGCCGCCTGCGCGGGGGGATTCCTGCGCTGGCTGGACGGGCCGCACGCCGGCCGGACGATGACGGTGATGCTGGCCGACGGCGCGGCGCTGGTGCTCGACACCCCGCTCGATCCCGCGCCGCCGCCGGGCACGCGCGCCATGGTGCGCGAGGGCTGCGATCGCACGCTGGAAACCTGCGCGGCGCGCTTCGCCAACGCGATCAACTTCCAGGGCGAGCCGTTTCTGCCCGGCAACGACCTGATCTCGCGCTATCCGCCGGCCGCGCCATGAGCGGGCAAGCCCTGGCCACGGCGGCCGAGGCGCTGCTGGGCACGCGTTTTCGCCTCCACGGCCGCGAGCCGCGCACGGGGCTGGACTGCGTGGGCCTGCTGGCCGCGGCGCTCGAAGCCGTCGGCCGGCCCGCCGTCCTGCCCAACGGCTATGTCCTGCGCACTCGCGGACTGTCGCGGCCCGACGAGGCGGCGCACACCTGCGGGCTCGTTCCCGCCAAAGGCCCGCCCCTGCCCGGCGACGTGCTGCTCGTCCGCCCGCACGCCTGCCAGGTCCACCTGCTGATCGTCGGCCACACCGGCTTCATCCACGCCCATGCCGGGCTGCGGCGTGTCGTCGCCACCGACGCCCTGCCCGCCTGGCCCATCGTCCGCCACTGGCGGCTCCCAACCGAGGACATCCCATGGCGACCCTGATCTTCTCCGCCGTCGGCACGCTTGTCGGAGGTCCGCTCGGCGGCGCCATCGGCGCGCTCGTCGGACGGCAGATCGACAGCGCGATCATCGGCGGCGGACGGCGCGAAGGCCCGCGCCTGAAGGAACTGGCGCCCACCGTATCGAGCTATGGCGCGGCGCTGCCACGGCATTTCGGGCGGATGCGCGTGCCCGGCTCGATCATCTGGGCGACCGAACTGGTCGAACATCGCGACACACAGGGCGGCGGCAAGGGCCGGCCCGCGCTGACCACCTACAGCTACACCGCCTCTTTCGCCGTGGCGCTTTCCAGCCGGCCCATCGTCGGCATCGGCCGCATCTGGGCCGACGGCAACCTGCTGCGCGGCGCGGAAGGCGATCTCAAGGCGGGCGGAACCCTGCGCATCCACCGAGGCTACCGCGACCAGCCGGCCGACCCGCTGATCGCCGCGCGGGAAGGCGCCGGCCGCTGCCCCGCCTGGCGCGGCCTCGCCTATGTCGTCTTCGAGGATCTGGAGCTGGGCGACTTCTTCAACCGCATCCCCGCGCTGACCTTCGAGGTCATCGCCGACGAAGGCGGCTTCACCCTGCAGGATATTGTCGGCGAGATCGTCGACGCCGATGCGGCGCTTGCCCTCGAAGGCATGGCCGGCTTCTCGTGCGAGGGTCCGCTCGCCGAAACGCTCGAAACGCTCGATCCGGTCATTCCGATGGATTGCGACGCCGGGGCCGATCGGCTCGTGATCGCCCGCGAACGCCTGCAGGCCGCGCCGATTGCGATGCCGGAACCGGCGCTGGCCGTGGCGGACGGCGATTTCGGCCGCGGCTCGGGCTATGCGCGCAAGCGGTCGCCCGCGCCGGCGGCGCCGCCCGCGATCCTGCGCTATTACGATGTCGACCGCGACTATCAGCCCGGCCTGCAACGCGCCGGCGGACGCCCGCCGCTGGGCCAGCCGCGCACCGTGGAACTGCCCGCCAGCCTGTCCGCCGCCGATGCCAGGACGCTGGTCGAGCGCATTTCGCGGCGGGCCGACTGGGCGCGCGAGACGCTCGCCTGGCGCATGGCGCAACTCGATCCCGCCATCGCGCCGGGCGCCGTCGTCCTCGCGCCGGGGCAGACCGGACGCTGGCGGGTGGAGGAGTGGGAGTGGCGCGAAGGCGGGGTGGAACTGACGCTGTCCCGCCTCCTGCCCACCGGTGCGGATGCCGCCCCGGCCGCGCCCATCGATCCGGGCCGGCTCAACCCGCCCGCCGACCTGCCATCCCCGCCCACCGTGCTGTTCGCTTTCGAACTGCCCTGGGACGGCAGCGGGAACGCGGACACGCCCGCCCCTATCGCGGCGGTCTCCTCTCCCGCCGCGAACTGGAGCGGCGCCGCCCTCTTCGTCGATCACGGCGACGGCGCGCTCTATCCGCTCGGCCCCAGCGGACGGACGCGCGGCACGATGGGCCAGGCGCTGACCGCGCTGCCTCTCGCCAATCCGCTGCTTGTCGACCGCTCGTCCTCGGTCACGGTCACGCTGGTCGATCCGGCGATGACGCTGCCCACCGCGACCGGCCGGCAGCTCGCGCTCGGCGCGAACCGCGCATTGCTGGGCGGGGAGCTGATCCAGTTCGCCCGCGCCACCCCCCTGGGCGGCGGCGTCTGGCGGCTCGACGACCTGCTGCGCGGACGGGGCGGGACGGAGAACGCCGTTGCCGGGCATGCGGCGGGAGAACCCTTCGTCCTGCTCGACGACACCCTACTGCCCCTCGATCCCGCCAAGATCGGCAACGCGCCAGGAGCGACCGTGGTCGCCCTGGGGCGCGGCGACGAGGACCCCGTGGAGACGGCCATCGCCTTGCACGGGATCACCTTGCGCCCGCTCGCGCCCGTGCATCCGCGGCTGCGCGCTTTGCCCGATGGATCGCTCGAAGCCAGCTGGACCCGCCGCGCGCGGGGTGCGTGGCTATGGCGCGACGGCGTCGACGTGCCGATGGTTGAACAGGCCGAACGCTATCAGGTGACCTTCGGCCCGCCCCAGGCCCCGCATGCGGTCTGGATGGTGGAGGAGCCCCGGCTGGCGATCCCCGCGCCGCTGCTGGAAAGCCTCGCCGCCGCGCTCCCCGGCGGCGCGCTCGCGGTCAGGCAGCAGGGCAGTCACGCCCTGTCCGAACCGCTTCACCTTCTCAGCCTGCCCTGATCCCGTCCTGCTTCCCCTTGGCCTGACCCGGAGTTCCCCATGAGCGATCCAGTGTTGTTCGAAACCGCCAGCCCCCGCTTCGGCCTTCCCCTGCTGTTTGCCGGCCAATCGCAAAAGGAGGCCTTCGTCAACGAGGCCCATGCTCTTGCCGATGCCCTGCTGCATTGCGCGATAGAGGGAGAGGCCGCCGCGCCGCCCCCGGTCGCGGCAGACGGAACGAGCTGGCTGGTCGCCGCCGGGGCGACCGGCGCCTGGGCGGGGAAGGACGGCGCTATCGCCTGCCGCCAGGCGGGGAACTGGCTGTTCGTCAGCCCACGCGACGGCCTTTACATGCTCGACCGGTCGAGC